ATCAATAACTTCAGTGAACGTAAGTGACACAGGCTATGTCCAGAAGGATGTGTCGTTGTTACGAGCAAAGAATGCGTCAGGATTCCCAGCTGATGCCACAGGCGAGTCAATTCGAGCCGGCACCGGTGAGTTCTTGTCGCACGACCCAGATGCTGTTAACGCTAAGAGTTTTGGAGCAACGTATAACAGTGTCATGACATTTTCTAGCCAGAATAGAAAAGTTCATAAGATCCAAGCTGCGTTGAGTGTGATAACGTTAAAGGCAGTTGCCAAGTCGTTCTTTGACACATTTAAAGAGTATCTTAAGACAGAGGATGCAAAAGCATTAGAGGCTTCAACTGATGACTTCTTACAGAGGCATGATAGGACATATGTGGGTCTCCACGTGTTAGGTCAGTCGAGAAAGCTTTCATCATTATTACTTGATGCAAATATATTCGCGAACGTGCTGACACCGACTTCATATCCGTATAGTAACTGTGTTGACAGGGGTATTGAGATAATGTTCAGCACTGAGGATTCTCCTGAGAAAGTGTCAGATCATCAATCATTCGCACAGTCACCTGGGTTCTGGATGGCTGTGTCGAACTCTGTGCTAAAGACATATGACAATATTGTAAATAGGGTAAATCAGATAGATACAGCATCATTTTCAGGAAAAGAGATTCTTATTATCATAAAGGACATTATTGATGAGAATAACTTTATGAGATTCCTTAATGTTATGGCTGTCATTGGAGACGTGAGTCTGCAGAGTACAAACTCAGTTGTCGGCGAGACAGATCCGAGTAAAGTCACACATCACCGAGATGTTGACTCTTTAGCGGATAAGCCTGGTAATAGGGTTGGAAAGAGCAGAAAAGCTGTGCCAAAAGGAGAGCACTCATTCATTGACATAAAAGCAAGTATAAGCGGTGAAGAGACGCTAGCGTGGGAGCAAAGTGCCACACCCTCTCTGTACTTGCTTCCTGTTAATATGATAAGGGCTGCAAACTTGCTTAACAACTCCGTCCGCGGCGCGTCACCGATGAGAGGCATGTTAGGTAGTAGGATGGCTAGAAATACCTACTTCTCTCTTGACGTTGACGGGACGTTCAATAGAATACCGAATAGGGTTGTCAAGATAATGGAAAATAAGTTAGAGGCAGAGTACGTTCCGTTTTACATGCATGATCTAAGAACAAATGAGATACTTTCATTCCACGCATTCTTGACTGGGCTGTCTGACAGTATAAACCCTTCATACAACTCAGTCTCCGGATACGGCAGGCTAGATCCAGTACAGATCTACCAGAGCACAACTAGACAACTACAGGTCGGATTTACTGTCTACGCGACAAATAGAGAAGATTTTGATGAGATGTGGTTCAAGATCAATAAATTCATGACACTTCTGTATCCGCAGTGGACACAAGGAACTATGGTTGACAACGGTGCTGGTAATTTTTATCAACCATTCAGTCAAGTTATAGGTCCGTCACCGATAGTCAGGTTGAGAGTGGGTGATGTCATCAAGTCAAATTACTCCAGATTCGCTCTTGCAAGAGTGTTTGGAATAGGTGATAAAGAGGTTGTAGCCAGGCCTGCTGACAACTCATCATTTTTCAGCTTTCTAACGAATAGTATCGATGGTGAAGTCCAGGGTGTCATGAATTTAATTCGTGATATCACAACACTTATCTGGGTCGCTATTTTTGGTAGCCCTATTGGTCTAGTTGAGGCTGCAGCATCGTTAATACCGGAGAAACCTGGTCTTGCTGGAACTACTAAGCGTCTAGGCACAGATGCTGCTGTTAGTGGATTATCCTCAATTCTAACTAATGGATTCGCTAATCCCCTTATCGTTGGTAACGTTCTGAAAGATCTACGAGATCCTAACGTCTACTCTGGGGCCGGCCTAAGTAAGGCGATATTTCAAACGATAATAATCAAGCCAAATAATAATTCCGGTTACTGGTCGCCTGATGACAATAAGACATATTTCACTTCCACAAGAATGATAGGAAAAGTGATGGGTCAAGAAAAAGAGGGCAAAAAAGTTGTGTATAAGGTGCTTGTTTCAGATTCAGCATCAGTGATCAACGGAACGCATCTACACGTAGCCCACGCTGACATCCTCGTAGACCCAGGCCCGCTTTTTTCAACATCAATTGCCGGTGCAGCTATGATGATCGGTGGCCTTGACTTTGCCGGTATGCTTGATTCACTACTCGGTCCTGTAATTCAGCAGAAGGTACCAGCAGGTGCACAGGGCGCTGCTAATGCGGGATATAATCTCCTGAGAATGCTAATCGCGAACCCTGAGTCACACTTCATGGATCCTGCAAATAACCCGTTCACAAGGGCATTTGACACAACAAAGGGCCGCGGCCTAGCAGGCGTGATTTCAGGTGTTAGCATTGACTGGTTGAGCGATTTCCCGTGGGAGACAGATTTTAATGCGCGAGCACCTATTGGCGCCAATATATCATTCAGCTTTGACGTGATACATGATATCCCACCAGGCTTAGATCACAGTGGGTACAACAGAGCACCGCTTTATAATGTGGGAGAGATCATGCATAATATTGCAGGTGACCCATACGGTGACGACGGTGTCCTTGGCCAGGCAGCATTCACAGCCGGATCAACAATTAAAGTTCTTGGTGACAAGAAAGGTAAGAAATAATGGCTTTATCAAGATACACATTTTCGAAAAGGACGCACGGCGGCAAGGTGATAGAACCTAGTAAAGCAAGCTATAGGATATACCACGCAGTGCAGACTGGAACAATCCAAACATCATCTAGAATCTTAGAAGAGGGGGAACGCCTAGACCAGATAGCAGGGGTGGTATACGGTGACGGCACGTTATGGTGGGTCATAGCAGCTGCTAGTGGAATCGGTTGGACAATTCAAGTTCCTCCCGGAACACAATTAAGGATACCAATCGACCCTGGCCAGGCGTTCACACTGTTATCATGAGTAGTAATAGAGTCAGAAACTATAATATGAGCTACGAGCTTCTTCTAGACGCCATTAATGAGTTTGAGGGGTTCATAACAGGAGGAGGCCTGAATAACCAGCTCTTCGCGTATGGAATGGGCACAGATGTGTTCGGAACGCGGATGGAGGCGTTAACAAACTCAGAGGTGTCAGCTGAGGAGGCTATTTTCAAGGAGATAGGTACGAGGATCCTCGACAGGACAACAGGCGCGTTCTTCACTTTTGATGTGACGACAGGAAAAGCTGTTAAGAAGCTTCCCATTCCTGATAACATACAGAAGTATATAGAGATATATCACACAAATGTGGATATGGGTGCATTTGAGACAACGTACGAGAGAGATGTGTTCAATAGAGCACACTACACAGATAAGATAGAAGAGTCTGAAATTTCAACTTCTGCTATGGCTGTTAGCACAACAGACGCAGTCAGTCTTCATGCATGTATGGCGTCGATGCACCGCGAATCGCTTAAGAGGGCTCCGAAGGAGCCAGATGATGACACAACCACAAAAGAGGGTAAGGATGAAGAAGCCAGGGCCATTTTCACTCATAACATTACAAATTTAGCTGATATCACGTGGGAAAGTCCTCTAACAAATCTATACGATGTGTCAGATCCACACAGGTACAGCACACCAAGTCTTGCAGCTTACGTGATGAAACACTCAAAACTTAATATGAGTTCAAAGAGGTCAAATCACTCATCTGTATTCTTTAATGCGATAACGCCTCTTGAGATGTCACGTTGCTCACCATATATAAATCTTATTATAACTACACAGAAAATGAATCAGAACAAAATGTATAATAAGCTAAGCAACGTTGCGTTCATGAAATTCCTAAAGAAAGGTACTGGAGACGACTTTGTCCTCGACGAGGCTATCCTCGGCGGAGATTTGTATAAGCCTACGAGCGCAGACGGCCCGCCTGATTTTTTTGAGATGCAAGATACAAATTTAAAGATAGATCACGGTTACATGGACATCTTCACAGCGCCACAGATGATGGCGAACGCGAACATCAACGGTGCTGGGTCATTCGACTATCTCATGAAGGATGCTGGAAACCCATTTAACGTGTCACCTGTCCTTGATCCAATAGCACCGTTCTTGACGCTGAACTCCTTAATTGTATCAATTTCTGGAGCGGGATACGGAATCATGGCCTCTAAGGTGGCCTCTTTGAAACTGACACTCCACGACAGGAGTAGATTAAAAGACCTAGCACCCCTTCTTGCCACAGACCAGTTCGCCACGACAAAGATAAGGGTTGAGTACGGATGGACACATCCAGACGCAGGGCCCACATCAAATAACACTTTGGGGAATTATCTGGATGCGTTACGTGATGTAGGAATGTACACAGTCCACGGTTCAGACTATAACTTCGGTGGCGGAAATACAGTTGACATCAATATCAAACTTGCGTGCTCTGGGATCAATGAGTCCAAGACTATTCCAGCTGCATGTGGCATACACTCTCCCATGTTCATATTTAAGGACTATATTGATAGAGCGTTGGAAAACTATGTACGCGCCCAGACCGGAGATCCCAAGGCAGGTATCCAGAATACAATTCCTGAAGTTAGACAAATTTTAAAAGCGCGCCAAAGAACAGCAAAGTCACCTGTGGCTATGATCCACTATGAGAAGGAACTTGTCGGACCCATTGACGGAAAGCCAGGGTTTTATGAAGCTATGACAACAGGTAAGAAAGATGATGTTGTTAATGCATGCGCACGATTGCTTAAGCTTCCTCTTGAGCCTGACGTGGGATCAAGTTTAGAGAAAGATGCGTTCGTCGGAGAGGAAACAACAAATGCAACTCAACAACTTTTTTGTAAGTTATACAGCTTGAAGCTGACGCCAGATCCATTTACTTTAAGCTTTGTGTCTGAGTGTGATGACACAGACACATTAGTTGATCCAGCAAAAGGTCCAAAAGCGCTAGACATAGGAAGTCCGTTTCCTTCGATTGGGACTTTGCAAAGACAAGAGAGCGAGGCTGGCGACGCCACCTCGACATATGTGACAATGGGAAAACTAGCGACAGTTTTTATAGGTAGCCCACTAGCAACATGCGGTCTTTACGATGAGGTCCAGCTGATGTTCTATCCAATGAATCACCACGCTGGCGGTGCAAGAAAGCACACAACTGCCAGCTTCCCAATACAGTATGAGCGGTTAGAGAAAGACATGTTCAAGCTCCTGGCTAATGAGTCAGGCCGTCTTACAATCAGCGGCTTTTTTGGAGTCATGGAAAGAATAGTGAGAGACAAAAACGCACTAGTGTACGGTTTCAAAGGTCTCAATGAAGCACTAACTAAGTTCAAGGATCTGTCAACAGAGGATCAGGAGACAGCGGCCACTGCTTATTATAAAGAACTGGGCAATGCCACATTAGGTGACAGTGCTAATGCTACTAGGGCTGTCTCAGAGTATCGACAAGAGCTGTCGGATGCATTCAAAGCCGGGATGGAGAGTTCGTTAGAGAAGATTTACGGAGGCCTCGACGGTGTCAATATAGCTTCTGAAGTGAAATTTGTTAGACCGAACATATCGATGTTTTTTGAGGTCGTTCCTGTAATTGCTAAGACTGACGAGGTAGAGTTAGGTTCAGGTGGCAACAAGAAGTTCGATATGGGGTTTAAAGAGAAAGAGTTAGTAGCAAGTGACGGTCTTAAGGTAGACCGGAGCATCCTACGTGTGCACATATACGATGAGGAAGCAGTGTCGAACCCTTCCACACTCTCTATGGCAGCAGGCGTGTACGAGGGGGCAACAGGAGAGATACTGGGAAGTCCTGAATTAGACCCACAGGTGGGTACTCAGTCTAAGTCATCTGTCGAACCAAGTCCAAATACAAAGGTCACTAAAGCGATCACAGACATGACATTTGGCGAGGTGAAAGCGTTCCTGAAGAGAGCGTATCCTAGCATAACTTACGGTGCCTCTACGGGCACGATAAACTCAATACAGGTCGCAGGAAACACGTCAGGTCAGTTAGCAAATGTTCTCATGGTCGAGGCCTACGGAGACATGATAAAGTCACAGACAGGAGCAAACGAGGAACCGACAAATTTTGATGAGGTCCTTCTGTTTCCAGGCACAGTGTCTGTGAACATGATGGGAATGCCAACTATGTTCATGGCAGAGAACGTGTTCATAGACTTTAACACAGACACATCACTTGACAATCTCTACGTGGTGAAGTCAGTTAATCATCATCTTGAAGCAGGACAGTTCACGACAAATCTTGAGTTAGTTGCAGCCAACCAGGGTGCAGTAAGATCATTCAGAAATAATCTCATCAAGAAGACGAAGGAAATAATGGACGGCCCGGATCAAGCACCTTAGAATGGATAAGAGTTTTGAGATAAGCAAGATAAAGACGATATCTGTCAGCAACAGGTATGTTCCTGCAGCTGTTGATCTAGACATCGATCTAAATGAGGACGGAGCACACACAGATGTGAGCACGATGAATATGATAAGGGTTATATCAAAGCTTGCTCCTATAAAGACGTGTGCAGAGTACTTTGAGCCTATGTCAAGCCACTTGAATATACATGAGAATGATAAGGTCCGTTGGGATCTCATGGTCGATAAGACATCGAATAGGGCGTACTTTGAGTACCTCAAGAAGCAGCTCCAGTACAGCCAGAATTTACTTACATCTTACTATGGTGGTTTATATCAGAGGCGTGTTAAGACCTACCAGGAATTAACTCCTGTGTATCTAGGCGGTAACATCTTAGAGGTTCCTTCGTATAACCACGCATCTGTGACAGGACGAACGAGCATCACAGAAGGATTCAACTTTCTCACGCTATCAAAAGAGAAAAGAAAGCAGCTTAAGCCTGCTGAAGATGACTGTGTCCTCATTGAGATCGATCTTAAGTCTTGTGAGCCAAATTTTTATTTAAAGTCCCTCGGGAGGAAAGTAAGTTGTGAAGATGTGTATGCAGACATCGCGGAGCATCTAGGGATGAAGATAAACGATAGGGCACGCTTCAAGCGTGGGATTCTATCTGTGATGTATGGTGCTAAAGATACAACGTCGAAGAACATGCTACGGTGCACCTTTTCAGACTTAAGGAAGATAAAGGAATACTTTCAGATAGAAGCCTTCAAGAGCTACCTTGAGGAAGAGTTTGAAAAGAATGGCGTGATCTACAACTACTATGGCAGACCCATATGTTTTGATAATAGTTTGGTAAATTATTGGATCCAGTCATCTTCTGTTGATTACTGTAGCTTAGCTTTTTCCAACTTGATAAATGATTTAAGCCTAAGACCCTGCTTTTTTGTTCACGATAGTATGACTGTGTCTGTTAAAAAAGATGATGTAGACAGCGTGATGAGTATAGGCCATGTCTATGATGATTATTCAAATATAACAATTCCTGTTGAAGTTTGCTTGCTTTCTGAATAGTTACTATTATGCATGGAAAGAATAAGAAGCTATCTGAACTATATGGGCCAGGTGGAAACTTTTATCACGGTAAGAATTTAGGGCTAACTGGTGCAGACGCCGGTTTCTCTTCTTACATGTCAAGTAAAAAAGTTCCTGTTGATTATGCTGAAGAGGAAGAGGAAGAGGAGGAAGAAATGAGTGACGACATTCTACAAAAAAGAGAAAGAGGCATCGGAGGGTACGAGTTAATGAAGACGCTCGATGCGATTAGTGAGGAATATGAGTACTTAGATAGCGCTGCAAATGTGTTGAAGTATGGGGGCAGAGCGCTCAAGTCTGGGACAAAGGCTGTATTACTTTCAGTACCTGTCCTCGATGCGATCGCAGGAAGCATATACTTGACCTCTGGAATACTAAGATTCAGAAAAGTCTCAAATGATGTAATCAAGTATCTTGATGTGCCTGAGGATTCATTCGCCGCAGCACTATCAAGTGAATCAGAAGCAGAGTGGGGCACAATACTTCAGAAGGTTGCAATGACTAATCTAGACGACAGAGCACAGCTTGAGTCGGGATTCAATGATCTTCTTTTTAATATCAAGTCGTTTATAGTAACATTGATCCAAGCATACGATAGTTTAATTGCAGCGCCTGTCGCTGCAGCAGCTGCAGCACCGACAGTTGGCGCAGGCGGCGCAGCTGTAGAAGGGGGTGTGAATCTAGCATCATCGTTAGGCGGATTCTTAGCAGAGATGGTACCCATTGAAAGACTTATCTTTGAACTGACAACAAAGTATTATAGTATTATTGAGAGCCTGTTTGGTCTAGTTCTTAGCGGTGACGTCGAGGATGTTGATGATATTGAAAAGAAAGGAGGTCCAATTTTTATGGCACTGCTAATGAGCCCAAACCGATCGATGCGTAGACTTGGAGAATTTTATGAGTCTGTTTCATCAGAAGCTCCACCCACTTCTCAAGTTATTACGGGGTTTATGGGGAAGGCACTCAACGAGCCAGAATCGTTACCATACGATCAGTTCATGTCACAGGTATCAAGTGCGTATGACAAGACAGTCTCTGAGTCTCTAGACACACAGTGTTTAAGGATATTTTTAAAAGAACTAGATGATAAGAATGAGTCTCGTGAAATTGACGAAGACATAGACGAGGACATAGACGAGGACATAGACGAGCAGGCAATGGCCGGCGGAGTCCCAGGTGTCGCTGTGCCAATGGGACAGAAAGCATCGGGCGGATATGAGTCTGAGCATGAGCGTAGGAAAAGATGGAAAGATGCTGACATATATAACGTTACAGAAAATCAGAATTGGGCGCATACAACTTTAGGTCAAATAAAATTTAAATAGATTTTGTATATTTCTCTATTTTAGTGTATTATGATGATGCAATACACGCTATATATTGCAATTTAAACATTAACGGAGAAACAAATGGCAATTGATTTTGAAGCAATCAAGCGCAAGCTTGAGAGATTGAGTGGGAATACGAGAAATCGTAGCTCAATGTGGAAACCAGTAGAGGGAGAGGAGCACACTGTGCGTCTACTTTCTTTTCCTGATAACGACGGTCAGCCCTTTAAGGAGCTGCAGTTCTATTATAACATTCCAGGACAACGAGGCCTTCTGGCCCCGTCACAATTTGGCAAGAGAGACCCAATCCAGGAGCTGATCAACAAGCTGCGAGATGAAGGGACTAAGGAGTCGTATGAGATGGCCAAGAAGCTATATCCGAAGATGCGGATCTACGCTGCATGTGTTGTGCGAGGTGAGGAAGACAAAGGACCGCAGATCTGGGGATTTGGAAAGACAGTGTATCAGAAGCTATTGACGCTCATGCTA